ATGACCGGTCCGAACCGACCGGGCAGATGGAGAATAGATATGACAGAACAGGAACAGTTGAGACAATTAAAAGAGGAGTATGAGAATATGATAATACCCGAAGCGGGACGGGAACGGCTGCAGGCAGGTATCGACAGAGCCCGGATGGAGAAAAAAAGAGTAGAGCACGCCAGAAGGCGTTCTGCATGGACAGCAGTGGCGGCTGCAGCAGTCGTGATGATCGCACTGCCAAATACCAATATACAGATAGCCCATGCCATGGAAAATATTCCGTTGCTGGGTGGCTTTTTTAGGCTGGTAACAGTGCGGCAGTACAATTACAGTGACGAGAACCATGATGCTGAAGTAGAACTTGCACAGATCAACTATGGAGAAGACGCAGGAGAAGGTGCTTCCGTTGGAGAAGTGGCAGCCACTCCTAAGGGCACAGCAGCCGGAAGTGTGGAAGGTGTCGGACAGGAGGCTGCGGTAGCAAATCTGTCGGAAGACGGTGTGGAAGCGGTCAACCAGGATATGGAGGCTACGGTAGAGGAACTGATCCGTCAGTTCGAGGATACCTTATCCGAGGAAGGATACCATGGTCTGCATGTGTCCCAGGAGGTCGTTACGGACAATGAGAGGTATTACACCGTAAAATTAAGCGTGTTGGAGACGGAAGCCAGCGGCTACGAGAATAATCAGTTTTATACGATTGATAAACAGACGGGAAATGTGGTGACACTGGAAGATCTGTTTGCAGAAGGAAGCGACTATATTTCCGCGATCAGCGAGAACATTAAGACCCAGATGAAGGAGCAGATGGCGGCGGATGAAGGCGTGATCTATTTCCTGGATAATGACGATATGCCGGAATTCAATTTTCAGGGGATCACGGAGCAGACGAACTTCTATTTTAATGAAAAAGACGAACTGGTCATTGCCTTTGACGAATACGAAGTGGCTCCCGGTTCTATGGGAGCACCGGAATTTGTGATTCCGCAGGAAGTGACGGCAGCAATTTTAAAGTAAGCAAAAAATATCTAAATGGGGAAACTCCCGCATATCATGAAACAAAAGGATATGCGGGAGCTTTTTTATGCCATTGATCGTATTGGATGCGGGGCATGGTGGGGGATGGTCGGAAATACGGCTACTATTCTATAAATCCAGCATTTATGCGGGTTACAAGCTTTATTCTACCATGAGGTAATAGTGGAATTCAAGGGTATTTGTATCCTTGTAGAACACAATCTTACGCACAATGCCACGGAGGGCTTCCGCTTTCAGGTCATTCGGTGCGTCACTTTCGATAATATCCAGGACAGACTGCACACGGCTTAAGAACTGCTCTTTGTAGTTCTCGGGACCGGAGGCAGCAGTCGTCAGCTCTGAGAGCAGGACTTCCAGGTCTGCCCGGCGCTTCTCGATCATCTCTTTATTCCGCTTGTAATCTTCCAGCGTGTCGATCTCGTTCATGTAAGCTTCCCGGATACGTTCCAGTTTTCGATCCAGAGAAGTGAGTTCACGCTGGTAACGCTGCCTGTCCAGTTCTACAGTCGGCTCATAGGTACGGACAAGTTCAAAGGATACGTCCGTGACGCTCTCCAGTACCTCATGGAGCGACGTAATTACGGCAGATGTAAGTTTCTTTGCAGAGATGTATTGCGAGCCTGTATGAAGCCCTTTCATGTATCCCAGACACTGGAAGCCCTCGCCGGAGATATAGGATCCGCCGTGAGTAGACTTCCGGGGATAACCTTCTTTATGTGACAGGGACTTACCACAGACTGGACATTTTACAAGACCGGACAGCCAGTGCTTCGTGTGAGAGACCGGATGCTCATAGCGCTGCATCAGCTTCTTACTGTGTTCCCGGCGCTCCTGGACTATATTCCAGGTATCCATGTCAATGATCGGCTCATGGAAGCTGTCACTGATGATCCATTCCTCGGGATCCCGCAGGGTACTGGTAGCACTGGATTCCCGCATGTTGTAGCGAACCTTACCGATGTAGAAGGGATTCTCCAGAATATAGATCACACCTTCCTGGTCAAAATGATTACCGGTCTTCGTCTTGTATCCATGGTCATTCAGATCTCTGGTGATGTAGTTGATGTCGCTGCCGGTGGCGTACATATCGAAGATCTTACGAACAATAGCAGCTTCCTGCTCTTCGATGACAGGATTCTCATTCGGAGCCTTGGTATATCCCAGTGGCATTTTACCGTTGTAGAGACCCTTGCGGGCACGGGAGAGCATGGAACGGCGGACTTCCCCGGAGAGATTCACGGAGTAGAATTCATCCTGCCATTCAATGATCATTTCGATGAGGCGGCCATACATGCCATCGATCAGTGGCTCACTGACGGATACCACATCGATGCCAAGTTTTTTCCGGAGCATGGACTTGTAGAAAGTACTCTCGTCCTGATTCCTGGCAAACCGGCTGAATTTCCACAGGACAATGACATCGAAGGGCTTCGGCTTTGTCTTGGCTGTTGCGATCATATTCTGGAAGGCATATCGGTTGCTGGACTTACGGCCGGAGCGTCCGTCCTCTTCCACGAAGATATACTCAGATGGCAGCAGGATATTATGCTGCAGACAGTATCGTTTAATTTCCTCCAGCTGGGATTCCGGGGAATACTCCAGCTGATCATCAGTACTGACACGGATATAGGCAGCACCGGTACGGATCCGGTCCGTGGACTCGGCAGATTTACGTATCACTTTCTTGGCCATTGCACATTCCTCCTAAGTAAATGTACGGAAAAATGGGCATAAAAATGCCCGGACATATGTTTGCATTGCAATCTGTCCGGGAAAATGATAAAATGCACTTGTTCAAGGTGATTTATCGGTTTACCCGGTAATCGGATCAGCTCTGGTGTTGGAAGCACTGGGGCTGATTTTTTTATTGAAAGTTGCACTGGTGCAATTTTTTAAAATGAAGATCACAAATATTATAAGCCGTATATTGTAGCACCAAAAATTTTACCACAAACAGGGCAAGAACGTTGATATAGTATATCAGGTAACTTTGGATAATTTTTATTCTTCCCATAAAGAGAAAACACCTGTCGATTATATTGTTTACAGGCAGTACAATTTCGATTTGCAGAAATAAGCACAGTATCAATATTCCACTCATTAATTTTAGGAATAATGCGTTTCAACGAGACGTTTTCGATATCCGAGGGTAACATAGTCGAAGAACGGATACTGTTAAAGATTTTAGTGAATCCCATATAAATTTCCCCTTTCATATATGAATTATATCAGCTCCAACACGGAAACCGGGTCGAAGTAGATAACATAATTATCATATTGCACGCAGATACCGTACTTGCTCCGATAGCACTGCAGGGCTTCTTGCAGAAACTCCTCTGTGACACCCAGGTAATCAGCCATCTCATAAGAGGTAGTATAGTGTGCTTTGTGGCAGGAGATGATGCCGTGTAATCCGATCAGTTTGTTGTAGCTCCAGAGACGTGCCCGGAGCTCCTGCTTGCGGTTGGCATCGGAGGACTGATCGATAATGTCTCCAACGGTAGTATGGTAATGACCAAGCTCTTCGGCAAGCGTACATTTCTTCTCGGTTTCATCCAGATCGTGTTTTATAGCGATCCGATTGCCTTTTATCCGTCCGCAGTTTGCGCGGAGCGGTTTCTCCTTTGTGATCAGGTGCTGTTTATCAGCCTCTATAAGTAAATCTGTGTATGTAGTCAATAAAATCACCTCATCATAGTTGTATAAAAATGTCTGTGCGATAAAACGGACTAGAAATTCTCATCATCCATAATATCATCGTCGTGTTTCTTGTCTGCTTTGGAGGACTTCAAAATAGCATGTGCAGCGTTTAAAAGAGTGTCGGGCGCAACTCGCTTGTCTGCAGGAACATCTTCCCTATGCTGTTCTATAAATGTGCTGAGTGGAACAGCGTTAGGAATAGGTAGAGCATTGGTTTTTGCATAATATGAAATTTGTAACAGTTCATATATTCTTTTTAGAGCCTCAGCCTGTCCAGCCTCATTCAGATCTTTGTAATATTTATAGATATCTTTGAAATTTTTATCTATATCTGAAGCATTGGAAAGCGATTTCTCGGATATAATGCCAAATGCGAGACTTTCTGTATCTATATTAAGTTCTTTTGTAATTTTCATAATATTAGTTATATTTGCCTTTGAAATTCCTCTTTTAAGAATACTATCTAAAGTAGTCCAAGGCATATTTATTGCTTCACAAAATTTATTGAGACTTCCATATTTGGAAATAATTAATTCTTTTAGTTTCTGTTCTGTTTCACCCATTACAAGTCCTCCTGTATTCCTAGAGTATCATTAAAATATCGAAAAATCAAGATATAAAAATAAAAAATACAAAAATATTCTCGAAAAAACAAGAAAATAATATTGACAATCACGATAGTGCGTGATACTATCAAAATATATTCACGAAGTTTCGAGAAAGGAGTGATATTGTGTTTCCTAATTTAGATGCAGAAATGGCACGAAAAAAGATAACTCAAATGGCTCTTGCAAAGAAAATACATAAAACACCAACAACGTTAAGCATGAAGCTGAATGGCAAAGCAACATTGACATTACCTGAGTGTATAGAAATCAGAAATGCGGTAGGAAAAGATTTGAGCCTGGATTATCTTTTCGAGGTAAAGAACTGATATATGCAAAATGAATTTTAAGGGAAGGAGGCAGCAGGAATGAAGGATCCACATAAGCTTAAAATCGTGGCTTCTGATAAATCATCATTCGAGATCTGGTTGGATGAGAAACAGATCCACTATGTAAAAGAATATGAACTGAAGAAAGTGGAAAAAGGAAATCTGGTGGAATTAACCCTGAAATTGTTGGTCACATATCCTAACCAAGAAAGTAATCAGTAGCAGCACGCTTTGCAAGTTCCATAAGAATAGAGAGCGAAGCATCAGTGGCTTTTGATTTTACTTTATTCCATAAGGATTTAGCCCGGATATTAGCCAGAAATTCATGTCCAAGAGGTGTGAGATCACCAATTAAAACTGTAGCACCTCCGTCGTAGTAATGGACATTTTCAATGAGACCGGATACACTGGCCTGTTTTATGTGATAAACAATTTCTTCATGGGAAAACTCAGCAAGATATTCTGATTCAAAAGTATCTCGATCATACTCCCACGGAGTATCAAAATTACATTTTTCTTCTACGGTCAGAAGGATTCCGCGAATACAGTCGGGGTTAAGTTTCATAGCGTATCTCCATAAAGTGTGACAAGTTATTGAAATTATTATAGGAGAAAACAAAACGTAATACAACAGAATATTCAGGAAGGAGACAGCAGGAATGGAGAGAATCGACAGATTATATGCTCTGCTGGAGCGTGATGACATTGACGAGGGCACCAAGGCAGCGCTGCGGTGGGCAATCTTACAGCTAGAAAATGCAACTTAGACAACCATGGCACCATAAGCTGTAAAAAAGCAGTCAGGAGGTACATATGCGGATTGTAAATTTAATCCACATCGGGGACCAGGTATTGTCACTGGATGATATGGATCCCATGAAAAAGGCAGAGATTGCCTTACGGCTGAATGAACAGAGTCTTAAGACTCTGGGGTATGCAGCCAAGAAGGAAAAAGAAACAGCATAACTGCAAATATCCGTGCCCTGTACGTGGTGTATTCCCAACACCACACTCCCCTTTTACACAATTAGCGTGTGTGTCCAGGTTTCCCACCTGGGCACCACGTAGAGGGCATGGACAAGCATAATAGATCACGTTCTGTGCGTGGTATCATCTGACAGCACCACGTCCCCAGTAGAAGTGCCGTACCTGCTATGGCGGCACGAACCTCTTTCGGTGTCCGGAAGATTCCGGGCACCACGCAGAGAGCGTGATCGGAAAGGATAGATATGGACAAAGAAAAGCTGGGAGCATTCCTGCGGCATGCAAGAGAATCTTGCAGTCTGAATCAGACACAGCTGGCAGAGCAGATCGGATATTCCATTGACTCTGTCAGCCGCTGGGAACAGGGCAAGCAGGCCATTACAGTAGAGGCACTGGTATCCATATTAGAGGTAACACATTTACAGGTCACACTAGGGGATAAGGAGGCAAAGGCATGTATAAAGATATTGTGATATCGCTCCTCGGGGCATTGCTCCTGGAGCCGGTACTGGGATCAACAGAGGTAGGAGAGCAGATCGCCATAGTCATGGGCTTGGCGGCTATGCTTTTTATTTTTTGCCTTTTTTGCGAGGATCAGGCAGAAAAATTGCAGAAAAAACAGAAAAGAATCCGGGAGCTGGAGCAGAAACTGGAAGAACTGAAGGGAGGGAAAGCAAATGAAAACAGAACAGTACTACATGGACAAGCTGTTGAAGATGGGGGACGAATTTACGAAAGCGGTGATCCGGAAGGACTGGTTTCAGGCGAAGTATCTGTATGACAAGGCAAGCGCCGTTGCAGTGTTTCTGGAAGCACCGCAGGAGATCCGGGAACAGTTATTCGGACGTTACAACGAGGAAAGAGACGAAAAGGAGCAGGGTGCCTTTGATGACCGCTCCATAGCAAAGGTTATGCGGGAATGCCTGATCAAGAACAATCTGGGCTTTGAGTGCATGGTCTACCGGATCCCGGGCGAGGCAGGCTACTACGGTGCCAGACCGGCGGCAGACGGTTATTACATGCCGGCGGAGCAAAACCCGGCATATCTGGCAAAATAAAAAGCCGGCATTTGGCGATGCCGGCCAGCTCACAGAGCTACTTATATAGACAAGATAATTGTAACTCTGTGGACTAAAAAAGTCAAGAAAAATGGGGCTTTTAGAAGCCCCTGCGCACTTGATTAAGATATTAAAGTTAGGATACAGAGATATGGTTAAGAGAAAGAAAATAAGGCTAAGGCATGGGGATGTACTGGATGTAGAAGAGTACCATGATGGGAATTATGGGGGGAAGGGTAAGACCAGACAGAAGAAGGAGAAACCAACCAAGGAACAGGTGAGGCTGATCAACAGAAGGAATAAGGCGAGGCTGTGCCGGTGGAGACTGATACAGTACTTTGACCAGGGTGACTTGTTTATCACATGGACCTATGCGACGGAGAACCGACCACCGGATATGGAAGGAGCACTGAAGGACTTCCAGAAGGCGATGGCAAAGGTCAGAAAGATCTATCGGCTGAGAGGAGCACCGATCTACTGGATCCGCAACATCGAACGCGGTACCAAGGGAGCCTGGCATATCCATCTTGCGATCAAGCAGACACCGGAGGGAGACGCGGCGGCTATCGTAACCAAGGCATGGACAAAGGGTGGCACCTACGTGGCGGAGATCCGACACAGCAAGTTTACCGGCGACGATATGGAGCAGCTGGCAGACTATCTGACCAAGGACAAGCACACAGCGGAGATCAAGGCGGACGGCACACCGGGCAAGCCCAGAATTGCGGAGTCCTCCTACAATACCAGCCGCAATATGCCGCTTCCGGAGCCACGGACGGACAAGCTGGTCCGCTGGAAGCCGGAGGTGAAGCCACCCAAGGGATATTACATAGCCCGGATCCATGAGGGCATCAATCCGGTGACAGGGTTTTTATACCGGAGTTACACATTGATCAGACTTAAGTGTACCGAGCGGAAGAGACCGTCGGGGAGAAGGAGGTGTTGATTTTGGAAAATGAATTGAAAGTCGTGGATATCTTTATAGGCACGACTCTCCGTGGATCCGCAAAGGGCTCCGGCCGGGCAATGTACATCATGAGGACAAAGCGCAAGAACGGCAGTGACTATGAAGCTGCTCCGCAGATCGTAGAGTATGACGATACCACGGAGAGCGAGTCCGTCCTGCGTGCCATCCGGGATGCCCTGCAGCGTCTCCATTATGCCTGCACCGTAGTAATCCATACAGAGTGCAGCAACGTGGCAGCAGCCATCACACAGCACTGGCCGGAGAAGTGGCAGAGGAACGGCTGGAGGAGCGCAAAGGGCAATCCGGTGAAGAATGCCGTATTGTGGGAAATGCTCCTGCAGGACGTGGAAGAGGGTGGTCATATCCTGCTGGCGGAAGGTGAGAAACATGAGTATGCCGAATGGATGCGCTTTAACATGCCACTGAAGAGAGCACTAAAAGACATTTTTACAGAAGTGCCGAAAAACTAACAGCATGAGTAGGTGACTTATGCTAGAGACTATTCCGAAGATGCTACCGAGAATAGAAAAATATAACATTTTGCCAAGAAAATGTAACAACTTATTACAAAATGAAACGAAATCGCACCCGAATGATACGTTTTTTGAAAAATTGCACCGGTGCAACCGGGAAAGGAGACGGAGATGGAAAAGAAATTTGGAATATTTAATACCGTAGAGGAGTTGAACAGGGCAGCCGCTGCCCAGAAGGCAGAGGGAGACCTGGAAGCGCTGATCGGACTGGCAGCGGAAAACGGGCTGGAGAAGGAAGATGCTGAGGACTACATGGACAGTGACGATGCCGAGGATACCCTGTGTAATGAGACAATGGCAGCAATCGGTAAGCTGAAACTGGAAGCAGAGGACCTGAAGCTGGAAAGCCAGATGAAGGACTGGAAAGATTTTGTGGTCCAGATGCTGATGGAATATCCGACACAGCACATGGAAGAGGACGGTGCAGCTCTGGCTAATGCTGTATTTAATCCGGATAAAAAGCTTTTGGATGTGCTGGCAGCAGGACTGAAAATGGCATCAAAGAACCGGGTAACCATAGACAGGAGGATCACAAAGGCAGCAGGACTGCCGGAGAGTGCCGGACAGATCGGCATGTGTGGCAGGGATGAACTGAAAAAGATCGTGCTGGATTATTACATGGGAGAAAAGAAATGATCGTATTTAAGGCAACGAACAATGACATGACCTGCACGATGGGACAGGGAACATTCCAGTATCAGTTGGGCGTACCGGCTACGGCAGAAAGATCTAAATGTGCCGACTCCGGGTTACATGCCTGCGAGTATGTACTTGACTGTACCGGCTATTACTCTCTGGGACGTGGAAACAGGTTTTTCAAAGCTAAGGCAGCGGGAGATATTGCAGAGGACGGAACAAATACGCGTATCGCATGCACCAGACTGACACTGAAGAAAGAACTGGATAACCGTGACATAGCCAGGGAAGCCATGCTGTACATGGTGCATCATCCAAGACGGGACGGATGGCAGAGAATAGGCAGCATGTTGCAGGTAAAAGAGCAGACAGCAAGTATCGATGCTCCGGACGGGATTGCCATAGCACGGGGAAATGTGCCGAAAGTAAGCGGATGCATCGGATCCCACCTGGGACTGATCAAGGAACAGAACGGAAAGATTGTCGCGGCAAAACTGTTTGATGTGGACGGAAAGAACATCCTGCCGGGTATCTGGTATACACTGGATACCCTGGCGGAAGCAGAGAGGAGGCAGCAGGCATGAAGTGGAGAGAAATACTGAAAGCACCGTTGATACCACGGACAAAAAGAAGGAAGAAAGAAAACCAGATCACTTTTCAGGCGACGGACCAGTACTTGATCATGGACATCTGGAAAAATAAAGTAAATATCTGCCGACACGCCGTAGACCGGAAAACATGGGAATACGGCACCTATTACGTCGGAACAGGCAAAAAAGAGCAGACCAATCTGACAAATTGCACGGAAGGATTTGGAGGATGCTACTGGGGATCGGAACCGTGTGAGGGAGATTGGCTGGAAGAAAAACATGCAAAAGAACTGGAGAAGTTTGTCCCGATGCATGATTACAGTTGGATCAGCGATCCCTTGCGGAGGATATGTCGGATGGAAAAAGACTACAGTGCGGATAAGAGGGAACGTGCCAGAGACCGGAAAGAACAGAGAATCAGAGATCTCATGAATAAGTGTCCGAAGCCGGGACGCAGGGTATATGACTGGATCACTGAGAGACTGGTAGGAGATCTCCAGTATGCCTTTTATAACAAGCAGGACAAGACCTGCCATTGTACCGCATGCAACGGGGATTTTAAAGAAGAGGCAGCAGGCGCCCAGGTAAAACATCGTAAACAGATCAAATGTCCTCTCTGTGGCCATGACCTGACGGTGGAAAAAACAAGGGGAAGAATCCAAACAATCGGATGGCTGACGATGATCCACGACGTGGACGAGAAGCAGGGAGTAGAGAGACATTTTAGGGTAACGGTGGACTGGCACAGAACAGGAAAGAGAGATACAGAGCTGGATGAACAGATCCGCCTGATGATGCTCCGCGGAGCAAAGGATTTTATGAAAATCTATTACTACTGTGATGTGTACTGGTGCGGATGGCACGACCACAATCCGCAAAACAGACGCTGGCATACATCCTACCTGTATCCAGATACGGAAGGAATCAAAGCCGGATTGAAGGATACTGCATACGAAGCCTGGTCAGATGTCATGCCGATGCTGGCACAGATGGGGATTAAGGCATTTTATAACGGATTGCTGGTGGAAAGCAATGAACAATTTACCGGTATCGCGGAGTATATGGCAAAGGGACGCTTTTACCGTCTGCTGGATGAACTGTCACAGTGTATTACATACTGGAATGGGTATTCGGGGAGAACAATTGAAGTAAACGGTAAGTGCATGGAAGATATCTTACTGATAGATGACAAGCAGCTGATCAACCGCCTGCGGCAGGAAAACGGCGGAATGCAGATGCTGCGTTGGATGCAGTGGTCAGAACTGGAAGAAAGAAAGCTGTCGGCAGAATTTATCGCATGGACAGAAAAAAACAGAATTGATCCGGAGGACTATGATAAATCTCTCGCCGGAGAATACATGTCTCCGGAACAGCTTATGAATTACCTGAACCGTCAGAAAAAGGAATCGTATCCGGGAATGAAGATCCAGGATGTCTGGAATCAGTACGAGGACTATCTGTCCATGTCGCGAACGCTTGGAAAACACATGGATGATGCACTGGTACACCGCCCCAGGGAATTGAAGCGCCGGCACGATGAAGTGAATGCGGAAGTGGAACTGCACAGGGAAGAATTTGAAAGGAAAAGAAATGCGGAAATGGCAAGGAAGCAGGCGGAGGAGATGAGGAACAAGTATCCGGGATATGAGGACATCCTCTCCGAGATCAGCGAGAAGTTTGAGTATCAGAATGACACCTATTGTATTGTGGTTCCCAGGGACTTTATGGAGATTACGGCAGAGGGCATGGCACTGCATCACTGCGTCGGTAACACGGAGAGATATTTTGACCGGATTGTCAGCAGAGAGACCTATATCTGCTTCCTGCGGCAGCAGTCGTCCCCGGACAAGCCCTTTTATACCATAGAGGTGGAGCCGGGCGGTACAATCCGCCAGCACCGCGGAGCCTACGACGAGGAGCCGGGCATAGAAGAGATCAAGCCGTTCCTGAGGGAGTGGCAGAAGGTGATCCGCAAGCGCATGAGCAAACAGGATCATGAATATGCCGCACAGAGTGAGATCCTGCGGCAGAAGAACATAGAAGAACTGAAGGCAAAGAATAATACTGTGGTCCTGAAAGGACTGGCAGAAGATCTGATGGAGGTAATCTGATGGAATTAATGGAATACACAAAAACTTATCAGGAATATAAACAGGAACTGGATGCAGTTCTCACCCGGACAGCAGAGGATTTTGTACAGATCGGCTATCTGCTCAAGGTAGCCAGAGACACAAATATATTGGCAGAGAGCGGATATGCAACCGTGACAGACTTTGCCAAGGCAGAATATGGCATAGATAAGACACAGGTAAGCCGCTTTATCAGTATCAATGACAGATTTTCTGAGGATGGCTACTCTGATCATCTGCTCACGAGCTACAAGGGATTTGGATACGCAAAACTTACATTGATGTTGCAGATTCCCGACGAGATCAACGAGGTACTTCCGCCTACGTTGTCCAAGGCAGAGATTCAGGACATAAAGGACGAGGTGGATGCTGAGAGCAAGGTCACGGATATTGAGGTGGAGATCGAGAAGGCAGAGGCAGCAGCCGTCACGGACAAGCCCATGCTTCCACCGGAGGGATCACCCTTGGAAAGAAACCTCTGGCAGCTGGGTAAGGAGCAGGAAGATCTCTTCCGGAAGCTGTGGATGGTATGCTTTATGGAAACAGCAAGCGGAAACAGAAATAATGCAGAGATCATAGATGTACTGATTCCGCAGGGAGACGCAGTGTATACCGTCCGGATCCCGGGAGAGCGCCGCACGCAGATCATTGTTAATTCTGATGGAGCTACCATCGTGAATTTGAAGACGCTGGAGCGGAGTAAATACACAGAAGATCAGATATGCCTTGCAGTACGGTCACTCGTAGATGGAGGCAGCAGTCCTGAGGAGCAGTACAAGATGTTATATGGCGAGGACTTAACACCGGAAGAACCGGAAATTGCACCGGTGCAACCGGATGAGACTCCGAAAGAGAAGAAACCTGAAAAGCGTAAGGAATCCCGTGTGACCAAAGCAAACACAGAACCGAAGAAAAAGCCGAAGGAGCCGGACAAGAAGCCGGAGCAGATGACCATCCCGGGAGCCGCACCGGATCCGGCACCGGAAGAGCCGCAAACACAGGTAAATGACTCGTCCTCCCGAGAAACTGACGCGGATAATCAGAATACCGACACCATGGGTACGGAAGAGCAGGTACCGGGACAGACAGACCTTGAAAACGACTTTCCGCAATATTGCCCATCTAAAGGAGACCAGCGCACAGCTTATCTCCAGTCCATCCGTGGAGCAGTGGATAATCTGGTACGTTACGCAGAGATGGATCTGATCAGCGCGGCGCGAGTGCAGGTGAAAGATATCTCCGGATACCTGGATAGACTGGAAGAACTCAGAAAAGGAGGCAGACAGAATGCCGAAGATGTCGAAACAGGCGAGAGCGCGGGAGTTTAATGCTGCCTCCCGTCAGATCATCAAGGAGAGGGATCTGTACCAGTGCATTTTTTGCTATATGAAATATCACATGGAGGATGTCACCTGGTACGGACAGCAGCTCTTAAGCATCATGCATTATATCCCGAGATCCCGAGGAGGACTCGGGATCCCGCAGAATGGGGCCCTGGGTTGCCAGAGTCACCATGAGATGCTCGATAACGGCAACAAGGGCAGACGGGAGGAGATGCTGCAGATGTTTAGGCAGTACCTGCAGGATCATTACCCGGACTGGAGCGAGGATGCCTTGACCTATAACAAGTGGGGATAATGTATATACAAATTTGTATATACACGAAAGGAGCGCAGAGATGAAAAGCAGAACAATAAGCAAAATCATCCGGATGACGCCGGAGGAAAAGCGGCGATTGGAATACTGCGCCGAAAAAATGGCAAAGACCGAGACGGAGATTCTGATCGCCGGAGTGAATAATTACTATGCTGCCGTACAGAAAGCACTGGCAGCCCAGAAAAATCAATAAGCCTTTTGGATAAAGTGAATCACAATAGACACTGTAAACGAAGCCACGGGGCGGCCGCTGATACCAAGAGGCAGCAGTCGTCCAGGAAGGAGACAACAATGCAGGAGTATAAGGACTGGGACGGCAATCTTCTGCCGGATCCTGCGCCGCGAATCCATAATGTATATATAGGCACTATCATCAAAACAGAACACAAGATCATCGAGGAGCCGCTGGAGACCCGCGGACGGGGACAACACCGATTTATCAGCGAGACCAGGGAATACGAGGTAATAGCTGTTTATCCGCATATGGTCCAGACCAGAGACCGAAAGAACGGATTTACAAGGTGCTTTTCTTACGGAGAACTCACAACGATGGGACTGGAATGGCAGGGAAAAGAGATGGCAAAATGATAAAAATGGTTGAATTTGATGAAGGAGTATGGGTGCCGGAAGAATGCTGTACCATGACGAATCCACTTACAAGCGGAGGAGAAAGTATCCCGGATGATGTAGAGATGCCGTGTGAGGGATCAGAGTCATGTACAGGTGACTGTGGTAATTGCATAATCCAAATAATTATGAACGAATATGCGTTGTACACAGGACAAGCGACGGATCAGGTTGCTGGACTTATGGATATTACTCCAATTAGCGACGCAATAGAAGAATTGAATAGCTGGCATTGCTGCCCTGTGGCAGATGAGACTTATGCAGCCGCACAAATGGGAATAAAGGCTCTTAAGAAGCAGATTCCAATGAAAGTCTGCGAGATCCATGTGGACGAATACATCTGCCCCAACTGTTTAGAGGAAAACGGATGCAATGACGCAGAAGTGAGCGATGAATACTGTCCGAAATGTGGACAGAGGTTAATAAGCTAACTTAGGATTTAGCGGAGGTAGGACATGAGCTGAAATTTACAGTAGAAAGGAGAAACATGATAATTCCAAGAGAAATAAGAGAAAAAATAGAACAGAGAAATCAGCTTGATGAAGAGATAGCTGATTGGTTCCAGGAGAATGTAGATGTTGATGGATGTGATATAAAAAACGCTTATGTGGTTGATGAACCGAAAGGAGAAGAACAGATCGAAGAGGGGGAATATTGTAAACAAACAATTTTGGGCGAGGACTGGTACATAGGACAGTATTATTGGAAGATGGACAACGGTAAGTATTTGTGCATGGATTTTGAAATTTAGCGGAGGAATGAAATGTTAAAACCAAATTGTGAAGCAAAAGAATTTGAAAAGTACGGATTTAAGCGTTGTAAAGGAACAGCAAAAGAAAGCGAATGTTATTATTTGTGCGTTGCCAGAGGGTGCAAAATGCTTTTCGTAAGTAATTGTTGTTTTTGTGTTAATGATTGGAAAAACGATGATCCACGAATACATAAAAATCCAAATTGCAAATACAGAGATCATAGAGATTCACTAGATATTATATATGATTTGATTAAGGCTGATATGCTGGTTAAGGTAAACTGAAATATTAGGATTTAGTGGAGGAATGTAATATGTTTGGAACAATGTTTTGCCAATATGAAACACCATGTGGATGGTGTGTAAGGCTAAATAAAGAATGTACGGAAAAAATAAAATGTAAACCTAAAAAAAGGATGGCTATAGCTGAAGAAAATGAGATTCTTTCAGAAGAGGCTAAAAAAGCAGGATGGAATTCTGGTGTTATGAACATCTAAAGTGAAATATTAGGATTTAACAAAGGAAGGTGAAAGTGTGAAAAGCATATTAAAATATCCGGGAGCAAAGAATCGTCTTGCACCTTGGATATGCGAATACATACCGAAGCATGATGTTTACGTAGAACCTTTTGCTGGTAGCTTGGCGGTGTTTTTTAATAAGCAGCGTAGTCACATTGAGACAGTTAATGACATCGATGAAGAAATAGTAAATTTCTTCCGCATATTGAGAGATCGAAGTGACGAACTGGAACGTGCGATAGAATTTACACCATTTTCCCGGTCAGAGTATAAGGCAGCTTATGAACCATCTTGTGATGATTTAGAGAGAGCGAGAAGATTTGCTGTTAAATGCTGGATGGGATTTGGGTGCGGGAATTTGTATCAGAATGGTTTTAAATCAGGCCAACAGACTAATTCTCCAAATCCGGCCAAAGCGTGGTGCGAACTTCCTGAAATAATGAAACTGGCTACTGAGAGGCTAAAGGGAGTTCCGATTGAGAATTTACCGGCCTTAGAACTGATAGAAAGGTACAACACAGAAGATGTATTTATCTATGCTGATCCGCCATATTTGCATGGGACAAGGAAGAATTACCTCTATAAGTATGAAATGCAGGATGCTGAACATGAGGAATTATTAAAGACCCTTGCTAATCACCCGGGGAAAGTTCTTATATCAGGATATGACAACAACATGTATAATGATATGCTTTCAGAATGGCAAAAGGCATATAAGGTTACCAGAGCAGAAGGCGGACGTGCGAGGACAGAAGTCCTATGGATGAATTATGAGGTGGATGCCAGACAGCTTTCGTTAAACATTTAAACTGAAAGAGAGGTAGTATATGAAAGAATTTCCGATTATGACGAAAAAGGGCAAAGAATACATTCCCTATGATATCATCAAACCGCATGAAGAGCAGGCATTAAAAAACCACTGTGGTCAGACATTAGACAGATTAGCAGCAAGAGGAGGTCTGTCTTGGGCGGAAGCCTATGCTGTTCTGACAGACAGTAAATTCCCTTATGGAGATCAGTATATTTCGGATGAATTTTACGAGAAAAAAGTAAAAGAGATAGTTTCGAATGCGTAGGTAAACTGAAATTTACAGTAGAAAGGAGAAGGAACATGATAATTCCAAGAGAAATACGAGAAAAAATAGAACAGAGGAATCAGCTTAATGAAGAGATAGCTGATTGGTTCCAGGAGAATGTAGATGCTGATGGATGTGATATAAAAAACGCTTATGTGGTCGATGAACCGAAAGGAGAAGAACAGATCGAAGAGGGGGAATATTGTAAACAAACAATTTTGGGCGAGGACTGGTACATAGGACAGTATTATTGGAAGATGGACAACGGTAAGTATTTGTGCATGGATTTTGAAATTTAGTGGAGGAGAATGAGATGATGGATTTTTGCGAAGAAATAATAGCGGAAGTACAAAACCAGTTTATGATTGACTATTTGCAGGTTAAAGATTTCTTTGACGAAGATATGGGCATCCATAAAATTACTGTCACTGATCCATTGAGAAATCGACGCAAAATTTATTGTCTGGATTCGAAGGTAATTAACGAATCATTGACGATACCGATAGAAGCTGCTACCCAGTTATCATGCCGGATAGAAAAAGACTTTAGGCCTCCGAAAAATAGAAATTAGTAGTGGAGGCAGAAATAATGGATGCAAAGAGAAAAGCAATACCAAAAAGCATTAGAATGACAGTATACCAGAAGTGCGACGGCCATTGTGCTTATTGCGGATGCGACCTGGAATACAAGGATATGCAGGTTGACCATGTGGTACCACTGAATGGTTGGAGCGAACATGGGACAGACACGGTTGACAATATGCTCCCGGCCTGCCGAAGCTGCAATCATTATAAAAGCAGATCCACACTGGAAGGTTTCCGAAAAATGGTTGCCGCCATGCCTGATACTTTAATGCGTGATAGCAATACATACAAAAATGCTGTACGTTTCGGATTGGCAATACCGAACAAAAAACCGGTTGTTTTTTACTTTGAGAAATCTACGGAGGACTGTTATGGACAATGAGATTATTTCCTTTAATTTGGCAAGGATTGAAAGAGGAAGAGAAAAGCTGTGCAAATGCGATCCACCTCATTACGAGGTTGATACGGTAAACAGGATCGTAAGTTGTCAGGATTGCGGTGCTACGGTAGATGCCTTTGATGCTCTGGTTACGCTGGCGAGGCGGTATGAGCTGGTGGAGGATGCACAGCGGAAAATGCTATCTAAAGCTAAGCTATACGGAGAAATGGCAGATGCGGAATTTAGGCGGATGCGGAGGAATAAAACATTCCGGGACATGGATGAAAATCGCAGAAAAGGTTTATATCCTATATGTCCTAAATGTTCGGAAGTGATTGATCCGGTAGATATCCGGCATTGGACAGCGCATCTGGAGTGACATGAAAATTAAACCTAAAAAATATAAATGTAAGAAAAATACGAAAAAGTTGAAAAAATAAAAATATTTCTCAAAAAATGCTTTTCTTTACGGTTTTTTTTGACATATCCATATGTAAGACAAATACGTCTTGCAAAAATATGAAAACCTTACAGGAGGAATTGCAAATGATAAGAGAAGAGTACTACAGACACGGAATGGAAGACCTGGATCCGAATTACGACGAGAGTAATGTAGAACTGGACAGCTACGAGCGTGAAGCGGATATCTGGGAAGATGAAATGGCAGAGGGAGTAACAGTGAAAAATTACGCTGATACTAATGATCCTGTTTGCGACCGGCTCCATAACTGGAATGACTGTTTCTGGTTTCGGAAGTATTTCGGAATGTAGTACGGTATGTACTACGGTAGATCTGGGAGTGTCGTACATATCTGTGCGGCATTCCCGGAAGGTCCCGGACAGTGAAAGGAGTGATAGAAAAAGAAAAAATGTTAAAAGTGTAATAAGTATCATAATACACAATTTGAAATTCCAGCTGCAGAAGGACTGCAATCGTTACATAAAAACAGCGGTAGACCATCCGACCAAAGATAGCATCTACCGCTCACTGCTTAAGGACATCATATCATAATGTGATACCTTAGGCAACATGAAAGAGGTGCGCTTATGACGAAAAACGACCTGATCAACGAAGTTGCCTATGAATTGAACGATTTTTTAAGCAAGGAACAGATTGACCGCATGAAAATCACTCTTTATGTTAAAATGCAGGATTTCGAGTTGGCAGAGATCAAGCAGCTGCCTATGACTATGGAGCATGACAATGAGTGGTTGATGCAGAGGTATTGTGTGGACAGCGTGGCAGCAGGACTCCATGCTGGAACTATCAGGAGTTATATTGGAATCATAAAGAAATTCTTTGACTTTGTGAATAAGAATTATAAATATGTGACAGCGCAGGATATTACAGATTACCTTGCTATTAGATCCTATCGTGATCACATCAGCCACAATTATAAATCCACAATATACAGGTACTTATGCACATTCTTTTCCTGGGCATTTAAGAAGCGACATATCCAGGATAATATTGTTGATGCAGTAGATAAGGTTAAGCAGATTAAGAAAAAGAAGGTGCGCCTGACGGATGAAGAGGTTGAAACTATCCGTTATGCGTTACAAACGCCAAAGGAAAAGGCATTGTTTGAATTGATGATCTGTACCGGCATGAGAGTTGGAGAAATCTCTTACCTAAACGTGGCAGATATTGATCTGACAAATAAGCAGGTATCAATCTATGCCGAGAAGACAGATACCTACCGCACCGGAATGCTTACGCCAGTAGCGGTGATGGCTCTACGTAATTACATTGGGGACAGGCCTGGGACAGATCCGCTGTTTTTGGCAGATCGGGCACCGCATAACAGAATGAAAGAGTATGGCATCGAAAAGCTGGCTAAAGAAATGGCTGTCCGTGGCGGAGTAACTAGGATAACAGCAACCGTGCATGTGTATCGTAAGACGTTTGCAAGTGTACTGTATCGCAAGACGGGAGATGTATTGCTGGTGAGCAAATTGTTGGGACATGCAAAACCTGACATGACAGTCCAGTATTATCTGATTGATGACATCGAGGAGATGCAGCACAAATACAACAGAGTAGCATAGCAACCGCACCGGAATTGCACCGGTGCAACAGAAAGGAGAAAGCATCGATGCAAAGAATTAACAGAGCAAGCTGGAGGATTATCGAAACTATATTATTACGGTATCCCCAACGCAAGAAAGAATATGAGGAGTACATATCGGACATTATGGCATCACCGGCGGGAGGCAGCAGTCGTCCGTCGGATCCTGCCAAGGAAAGAGACAAGGCACAGTCTGTCACAGAGGCAAAAGCCCTGAAGATGACATCCGTATACCATGAACGGATCAAGAAAGAGATTGAGGCAGTGGAATTTGTATATAATTCTCTTCGACCAGAAGAACAGAAGGTAATCCGGATCAGGTACTGGAGTAAAGGTCTCAGAGCACCGATTCCCTACCTAAAAATCGGTGGTGCCTCGTACAGTGAGAGACAAATGAAGAGGATAGTTTTTAAGACCATAGAACAGATTGGAAGGTATATTGGGGAGTTAAAGTAAAAGATGGCATGATTTCGCATGTCAAATGTGATAATATAGTATCGTGATAAATTAGTGACAGGGCAATGCAGATAGCTGCGTTGCCTTTTTTCGTGGAGTTGCACCGGTGCAACTTTAGAGAGATGGTGAGCAGATGGCAAAAGGCAAATACAAATATTGGCTGACACCGGAAGGCTTACTAAAGCTGGAAGGATGGACAAGAGATGGACTAACAGAAGAGCAGATCGCTGGTAATATGGGAATCTCCAGGTCTACATTAAATGAATGGAAAAAATTGTATCCGGACATTTCGGACACCCTAAAAAAGGGAAAGGAAGTTGTGGACCTGCAAGTGGAAAATGCGCTCTTAAAAAGGGCACTGGGATATCGGTATACAGAAGATAAATATGTAAGCGTTCCGATGGAGCAGGAAGAATATAGTCAAAAGCTATTTGAATATATGAATCGCTACAAACTGGAGCATCCGGAGGCAACAGATGATGAGCTGATGCTTGTAAGAGAGAAGTTCCCTAAAACAAAAGAAATGCTTGTGGAACGAAAAGTAAAAGAAGTAGAGCCGGATACCACGGCCCAGATATTCTGGTTGAAGAACCGGAAACCGGATAAATGGAGAGATAAACAGGATGTCCAGATCTCCGGAGAACTCAAGTCCGAACAGAGTAAACTGGATGACCTGATTAGACAGATGCGTGGTGATGGGTAATGAGCGCAAGTAAGCTCCTGCTGTCAGAGAAATACAAAGCATTCCTGAAATGCGATGCTCCGGTGGAATTCCTGGAAGGAACCACGGCGGCAGGTAAAACAACGGTAGGAATCTTCAAGTTTATGCTTAAGGTGGCGGAAAGCCCCAAGAAGCTGCATATCATTGCAGCGGATGACACTGGAACTGCTGAGAAGAACATCATCAACAAGGATCTTGGTATATTGGATGATTTCGGGATCCTGGTGGAGTATAACGGCAGCGGAACCAAAGACGATAAGATTCCGCATCTGATTCTGCATACTGGCAAGGGGGATAAAGTAATTTATGTGCTGGGCTACGGTAACAAGAAAAAGTGGAAGAAGGCCCTGGGTGGACAATATGGCTGTCTGTACATAGATGAAGTAAATACCGCAGACATAGATTTTGTTAGAGAAGCATCCATGAGATGTGATTATCTGATGGCAACACTGAACCCGGATGATCCGGGACTGCCGGTGTATAAAGAATATATCAACTGTGCGCGTCCTCTTCCGGAATGGAAGGATGAGACACCGCAGGAAATCATAGAGGAACTGAAAGAAGAGCCAAAGGACGGATGGATCCACTGGTTCTTTTCTTTTAAAGACAATGCAGGCCTTCCACCGGATAAGCTGCAGATGATCCTGCAAAACACACCTAAGGGTACCAAAATTTGGAAAAACAAGATTCAAGGTCTCCGCGGAAAAGCGACAGGGTTGGTATTCTCCAACTTTGTCAGAAAGAAACATGTTGTTACTGCTGCGTGGGTGAAGAAACAGATTGCGGATGGGAATATCCGTTTCAGGAAGTTTACAGCAGGACTGGATACATCATATTCCTCAAAATCTCCGGATACTATTGCAATGATCTTCCAGGGCATTACGGATGACCGCAAGCTGATCACACTAGCTGAGAAGGTATATAGCAATGCGGATCTCAGTGTGCCGCTGGCTCCTTCTGACACAGCGGTAAAGTTTATAGCTTTTCTGGATAGATGCAGATCGGAATGGGGATTTGCAAAAGAGTCTTTTATTGACTGCGCAGATGCGGCGACAATAACAGAACTTCGAAAGTATAAGCGCCTGCATGGGTGCCTTTATAATTTCATTGAGTCCTACAAGAAGGTAACAATACTGGACCGTATCAATTTACAACTGGGATGGATCCAGCAGGACTGCTATCTGGTAGTTGAGGATTGTACAAACCATATCTCAGAATTGGAACGCTATTCATGGGACGAGGAAGAGGATGTTCCGGTACCGGAGGATAAGAACGACCATACGATCAATGCAAACCAGTACGGATGGATTCCATACCGGAATATGATTGGATTCGAGGAGGATAAACAGAGGTGAACCTGATGGAAAAGATAAATGAGAATATCAAAAGAGGTATACGGAGCTGGCTGAATGTTTCTCCGGCGAATCCCTATGTGTTCAATATCAATGAGATGATGGACTTCGAGGGGAATGCGATCCGAAACCGCATCTGGTATCGTGGTGACAGCAACGAACTGGAGCAGTTCTATGAGCAGAATGCGGAATATGCAGATAAATATAAATTCTGGTCCAGCAAGAGTACACCGGGGATGGAAATGCGCAAGATCCACACAGGTGTTCCGGCGCTTACGGTGAGAACTCTGGCAGCAGTAGTCCTTCCGGATATGGGGGAATTTGAATTTTCCTCAGAGAATCAAAAGCAGAAACAGATATGGAAAGACATTGCAAAGCCTGAGAATAATAACTTTGCCGATAAGATAGAGGATGCAATCAAAGAGACGCTGTATATCGGAGACGGGGCTTTTAAAGTGTCCATTGATACAGAGCTCAGTAAGTATCCTATTTTAGAATGGTATGCCGGGGATCGTGTCGAAATCATCCGGAAAAAGGACAAGGTCAGGGAAGTAATATTTAAGACACCATACAGCGGAGGAGGTAAGACATATGTGCTCAATGAGATATATGGATATGGGTATGTAAAGAACGAACTTTATCTGGATAACAGACAGGTTCCGCTGACTACATTACAGATAACCGATTCACTGGAAGACGTGACATTCGATAAAAGCGTTATGCTGGCGGTGCCTATGATGTTCTATAAGTCGACAAAATATGAAGGACGTGGCGGAAGCATCTTTGACGGAAAGGTGGACAGCTATGATGCGCTGGATGAAGTATGGAGCCAGTGGATGGATGCACTGAGAGCAGGAAGAGCCAAAACATATATTCCGGACTGTCTGGTTCCGAGGGATCCGGAAACAGGAGCTGCGATAACACCGAATCCGTTCGATAACAGATATTTTGCAGCAGAAGGAGACCAGCGCGAAGGGCAGAAAAACGTAATCAGTACAGACCAGCCGAGCATTCCTCATGACAGCTATCAGGCTTCCTACTGTACGGCACTGGACCTTTGCCTGCAGGGGATCATCAGTCCTTCTACACTGGGGATTGATGTAAAAAAACTGGATAATGCAGAAGCGCAGCGTGAAAAGGAAAAAACAACGCTGTACACAAGAAATATTATCGTGGAAACTCTTCAGACAGTATTGCCACAGGTAGTATCCATGTGTATCAACGCATATCACCTGATGAAGAATGAGGCAGTGGAAAGTGTAGAGGTAAATCTCCCATTTGGAGAATATGCCAATCCTTCATTTGAATCTCAGGTGGAAACAGTTGGTAAGGCAAAGCAGAGCGGAATCATGAGCATTGAGCGCTGTGTGGAGGAATTGTATGGTGACAGTCTGGATGATGATTGCAAACAGGAAGAGATCGCAAGGCTCAAGGCAGAGCAGGGTATTCAGAGTATTCCGGAGCCGGAAATCAGGACGGATGCAGGAGAATTCAGGATAAACGGATTTACAGGAGGCAGTGATGGAAGTAAAAGTAGCGAAAAAAACATACCGGATGAACCGGGAGGAATACCAGGGGCTCCTGAAGGTGGCCAGTGAGCAGGTCCCGAAAGGAATCTATGCAGTGGAAAAAGGTAATTATGCGGAACTCCGATGTGATCATTGTACCAGCGTCACGCAGATCAAGACATTGACCAGACAGTTTAAAAGCCAGGGATTCAAGGTATATGCAAACGGCAGGTGATTAGATGCCTAAGATAAATTCAGAATATGACATCGGAGCAGCATTCGAAGCTATTGAGAATGAACTCATTGCTTCTATGATCCGGAATATGCGAAGACATAAGATTGAGGAAATCGATGAGGACAAGCAGTGGTCCATGTGGCAGGCAGAACAACTCCGGTCGTTGGAAAAGTACAGAAAAGAGAATCAGGAGCGGTTCGGTGCGAAATTCAAGGATATCAATAACCGAATCGAAGCACTGATCAGTACTGCCAGGGATGAAGGAGATATGGAGCAGGAGATAGCCATACTGGAGGCTATAAAGAAAGGTTTCCCGGCAAGAAAGGTGAGCCCCGGAGCATCGGCGGCATTCTTCCGGTTGAACCAGAGGAAGCTGGAGGCACTGATCCGGGCGACGACATCAGACCTGGAAAAGGCTGAGACAGCCGTCCTGCGCATGGCAAATGACCAATATCGCAAGATTATTTTTAATGCTCAGATATATGCCAACAGCGGAGCCGGAACCTACGAGAAGGCGGTAGACATGGCTACAAAGGATTTCATTGCCGCTGGTCTTAACTGTGTAGAATATGCCAATGGATCCAGACACACATTGGCAGACTATGCGGACATGGCAATACGGACAGCCAGTAAGCGTGCATACCTGCAGGGGGAAGGGCAGAAAAGGCAGGAATGGGGGATATCCACGGTGATCATGAATAAGCGTGGAAATCCCTGCCCCAAGTGTTTACCGTTTGTTGGTAAGATACTGATCGATGATGTATGGAGCGGCGGAAGCGCCAAGGATGGACCATATCCCCTGATGAGCGCGGCAATAGCAGCAGGACTATACCACCCTAGATGCAGAGACAGCCACACTACCTATTTCCCAGAACTGGAGGATTTGGATAATGAATACAGTAAAAAAGACATAGAAGATATCGAAGAACAGAACAGGAAAGAAGCAAGACAGCAATATGCAGAGAGACAAGAGAAAAAATTCCATAGATTAGCATCATTTTCACTGGATCCGGAGAATAAAAGCAAGTACCGTGCGAAGGAAAAAGAATGGAGTCAGGAAACGGAAGACCGGTATAAAGTTCCTGATGAGGTGAAAGTGCCGAGATCGGATACTCCGCAGATTATGATCGATTTAATGGATCAGTACACAAGAGATGAGTGCATCAAGATAGATGAACTGTCAGAATATGCATTTTCGTATGATCTTGATAATGATTTGATAATTATCAATCCGAGACATCCGCAGTATGAAGAGGAGAACTACAAGCATGTGCTGGCGCATGAAATAGCCCATAGAATTGATCATAATGAGTATGGCAGTCCCATGTATGCTGAATTCGCAGAGGCAATAAAAAATACAGAAAACAAAATATTGCAAAAAAAGGAGAAGTATCAACGGAGACTTGCTGTAAATGGTGATTTAGAGTACAATTACTTCATCAGTGATATAATGTCATGCATAACAGACAATGTGATTACAGGAGTATACAGACATGAATCACAATACATAGGTAAACCCGGATATGCGGAGTCGGAGATATTTGCGGATATATATGCTGCATTGTATCAGTCGGATGATATAACTGTAGAATTCATAAAAAGTGAATTGCCAGAGCTATATGAAGCATTTATGAAAGTGCTAAAGAGGTAATTATGTTCAAAAAAGAATTTGTTGAAAAAATGAAAAACGATGAGGAACTGCAGGAGTTGCGCAGGAAAGTATTATCCTTCTCCGAAAAAATGGGAGATGCCGCATACATCATCGGAAAAGATAAAAGCTATGAGGATTATAAAGAACGTTTGCGAAGAATGGTAAAAGAACATGAAGCCACCGGTCAGTAGATTGGTGGTATTTTTATCTCGAAAAAAGAAAATTGCACCGGTGCAACAAATAATCTGGAATCAACACGCTTCATGGCGTGTTTTTTTATGCCCAAACACGAGCAAGGCAATAAACTGCAGCGTGACCGGAGACACCGAAGACAATGGATCGCAGTAAGGGTGACACCCTCAAAATGGAAAGGAGCACGTTATGTTTTACAAGACAGTAAGAAGATTCTTAGACCCCGATGGAAGCCAGGGCGGAGCACCGGCAGGAGAACAGACTGATCAGCAGTCACAGCAGAATGCAACACCGCAGATTGACTATGGGAAAATCCAGCAGATGTTGGATGGAACGCTTGCGGCAAAAGAGGATACGGCATTGAAAGCCTATTTCAAGCAGCAGGGACTTTCCCAACAGGAGGTGGAACAGGCTATAGCAACCTTCAAGGAACAGAAGGCGGCAAATCAGCCGAATGTGGAAGCATTGCAACAGCAGGCTGCAACCGCAGCAGCTGAGGCAAGACAGGCACAGATCCAGCAGGCAGCGACGATGACAGCAGTCGGACTGGGAATCAGCGTAACATCCATTCCCTATGTACTGAAGATGGCAGATTTCAGCCAGACAGTAGGACAGGATGGAAAGATCAGCAATGAGAAACTTACGGAAGCCCTGAATAAGGTGCTAGAGGATATTCCTGCATTAAAGCCGCAGGAGACAGATACTACAGGTTTCCTTCATGTAGGGACAGGCGGAGATCCTTCGCAGCATACACAACAGGCAACCGTACAACAGCAACAGACACCGACCAAAAGATGGAATCGGTGGAACTAAGGAAAGGAAGGTATGAGATATGCCTAATTTAAACTATGCACAGCAGTGGAGTCCTGAACTCCTGCAGATTCTGATACAGGGAGCGTTAACATCTCCCTTCATTACATCTAATGTAAGATGGCTGGATGCGAAGACATTCCACTTTACACAGACGAGCACCACTGGTTATAAGAATCACAAGAGAACCGGTGGTTGGAACATGGGATCCTTCGATCAGACAGATGTTCCATTTACAGTAACCCATGACAGAGACGTTCAGTTCCTGGTAGACAAGGCAGATGTGGATGAGACCAACGCAACTGCATCCATGCAGAATATCTCCAGAACCTTCGAACAGACTCAGGTAGTGCCTGAGACAGATGCCCTGTTCTTCTCCCGTGTGGCACAGGTGGCACAGAAGACAGAGGGATATCACAGCCAGACCGCTATTTCTGCTTATACCAAGGCAAAGGTATTCGGAATGCTGAAGGACATCCTTGCAAAAGGAAAGTTGAGACGGTATAAGGCAAATGGCAGCCTGCTTATGTATGTGGTCAGTCCTATTATGGATGCACTGGAGCAGTCCACTGAGTTTACCCGTAAAATTGAACTTACACAGATTGCTGAGGGTGGTATCGGCATCGAGACAAGAGTAACGGAAATCGATGGTGTACCCATCATGGAAGTTATCGACGATGAGCGTTTCTATGATGCTTTCGACTGGGAGCCTGCTGAGGGTGGATTTGCTCCGTTGAAAAAGGTGGCCGAGGACACCAGTAACCACGTTGCTGCTGTAACCGGAGCTCATAAGATCAATGTACTGGTGGCATGCGGACAGACCTGTAAGACGGTTCCTAAGATCGCGTCTATCTATTATTTCAATCCCGGAACACATACCGAAGGAGACGGATACCTGTACCAGAACAGATCTCTGTCTGACACCTTTGTATTCCCGAATGGTCGTGACGGCAAAGTGGACAGCGTCTATGTAGATGTAGATACCACGGAGTACACCGGGGAGTAAGGAGGACCTATGTCCTACAAACCTTATGTAAGAAAAGAAGAATATAAAGATAGTTATAATGGCAACGTGATTCCTGACGGAGAGCTTGAAAGAGCACTTCGTCAGGCCTCCCGGCATATTGACAGTCTGACATTTAACCGGATTGTGGCAGCAGGATTCGACCATATGACAGCTTTTCAACAGGAGACCATCAAAGAGGTTGTCTGCATGCAGGCAGATTTCGAGTATGAGAATGCAGATGAAATCAATACGATTTTATCCAGCTATAGCATAAATGGAGTATCCGCACAGTTCGGAAGTTCCTGGAATGTTTTTATGGAAAAAGGTATTGCCATGAAGCGGGATGTCTATTCGTTGCTGATGCAGACGGGTCTGTGTTGCAGAATTGCGAGGTGATTCCATGAAATATCCGTGTCTGGTGCCCAAAAGATTATGCAAGACAGATATCTCTGTTGCGATAGATCAGGAAGGACTGAACAAATACGGGGAGCCATTGAAGCCGGTGGAATATTCCGGAAAATGTAACTATCAGGACAAAGCCAAGACTGTGCTGACAGCCGAGAAGAAACTGATAGAGATTACAGGAACAGCATTGTTTCCAGGAGATATTTGCCCGGAGCTTCCGGCTATATCCGGAGGAAGTGCTGTGATATTTGGGGGTAAGCGCAGGATTCTGGAAGGGCGTAAGGCGAGAAACCCGGACGGAACAGTCAACTATACGGAGGTGCTGCTGGTATGATCAGTGTAAACTCCACAGTAAAGCTGAATTTTCCGAAGATCCAACAATTGACGAGAGCACAGGTGATGGCTTTAGAGCAGACCGCTGAGGCATTACATACCAATGTGGTGCAGGCACAGGTGTTCCCAAGGGATACCGGCAATCTGCAAAACGAGAGCACTTTTGTCGATTATTCGGAGAGCAGCCAGGGAAAAGTCAGTATCATATCTAGCACACCCTATGCAAGACGGCTTTATTTTCACCCGGAATATCATTTCCAGAAGACGGAGAATCCGAATGCAAGAGGCGAATGGTATGAGGACTGGATCTCTGGGAAGAAATCAGAGTACTGCCAAAAGGCATACAAACAAATATACAGGAGGATTGCCGGATTATGATGTTATCGGATGTGCGGGATTATGTGGAATCCATTGAACTGGCAGACCATGTATATATGGGAAGCCTGCCGGACAAGCAGGAGAAGTCCATCGGTGTTTATAACAGCAAACATCAGCAGGAGTATAAGACAGCATTAGGAGGACCACAACTTGTATCTTACGGGACAAAATATGTCACCCTGTTGATTCACTGGAATAATTCGCCGAGAGAGTCAGAAAAGACAGCCATGACAGCATTTGATGCGGTGAAGGCTGCAAGAAATGTAACGGTCAACAATCAGTTGATAAAATTTATACAGCCTCTTTATGAACCGCAGGATGTCGGAAAAGATGATGCCGGTATCTGCGAATGGGTCATAGAGATGGCTGTTATTTATGAGAAAGGAAAAGGTGAAAAAGAATGAGCACACCTATTACAGGAGTATATCCCTGTTATGAAAACCAGTTTCAGGTTGATGCTGCGGAAAGCGGAGCTGAAAAAAATATGGTTAATATTGCGGACTGTGAGACATTCAGCGTATCCTTCGACAATGGAGTAGAGGAATGGCATCCTTTTACGGAAGAAGGATGGGTAAGACGTCTGCTTACCAGTAAAGGTGTCACGATTTCCGTGACTGCAAAAAGGAACGTCGGAGATGCCGGTAACGATGCTGTAGCGTCTCTTGCATGGGTAAACGGCCGCTCCGCAGAGAAAAATGTCCAGTGGACATTCCCGGATGGAACGGTGGTTAAATTTAACGGGGCAGTTATTAACGTGAAAAATATCGGCGCTGGAGACTCTACAGCCGTGGCTCCTCTGGAGTTTGATATTATGAGCAACGGCAAACCGGAGATTTCTACAGCAGCATAAAAACAGGAGGCTATTATGGCAAAGAAAATTGTAGATATTACAGAAAAACTGAATTTTGATGAGAATCCGGTATTGAAGGTGAAGGATGTCACCATAGAAGTCAATTCCGATGCAGCCACTGTACTGAAGATCATGGGCCTTTTTTCGAAGGGTACATCAGCTAAAGAAGTGTTGGCGGTATATGAACTGATTTTCAATGAGAAGGATCGGAAAAAGATCGATAAACTGAATCTCCAGTTTAAGGATTTACAGACGATCATCATGGCAGCAGTAGACCTGATCACGGGAGATGAAGAGCCGGGAGAGCAGTGACCCGTACTATGATCTGATCGGAGATTACAGTCTGATCGTATCATCCTTCCAGGCTCAGTACGGGATACGGCTGTCGAAAGAAATTGATACCATGAAGTGGGATGAGTTTAGGGATCTTCTTATCGGAATCGGACCGGAGACACCGCTGGGACGGATCGTAGCAATCAGGGCCGAGGAGGATAAGGATATCTTAGACCATTTTACTCCAGAACAGCACAGAATCAGAAATGAATGGCGTGCAAACAGAGCAAAAAAGGTAGCGCCTGATAATATGGCAGCAGTACTTGATCAACTGAAGAATGCGTTCATTTCTCTGGCAGGGGGCGATATACATTGAAAAAGTAGATAAGAAAAAAGTAGTGTGTCCTTACTGTGGGCATCCGGTGAATGCAATGCAGACGGAAGATGCACATTGCAGAGGAATTTATTTCCGCTGTAAAAATAAGGACTGTAAAAAGATTTTTGAGTTGAAGTTATAAGACGCTGTGCCGATGTGCCTGTCTTAGAAGGCAGGCTGGTTATGAGTGAAGCTACAAGCGTTGGACAGATCGGATTAGATCTGGTCGTAAATAAAAAGGACTTTAATAAGCAGATGAGCGGCATCCAGAGCCTGGCTACGAAAGTAGGTAAGAAACTGGCTGCCGCTTTTGCTGTAAAAAAGCTCGTAGATTTCAGTGAGAAGTGTATCGAACTGGGATCAGATCTGAGTGAAGTGCAAAATGTTGTGGACGTAACATTCCCGGCAATGTCAAAGCAGGTAGATAAATTTGCGCATAATGCCGCAACTGCATTTGGACTGTCCGAGACGATGGCCAAGAGGTACACAGGAACCTTCGGTGCAATGGCCAAGGCTTTCGGATTCAGCGAGAAGCAGGCATACGATATGTCTACCACTCTGACAGGACTGGCGGGAGATGTGGCATCCTTTTATAACATATCTCAGGACGAAGCATATACAAAGCTGAAATCGGTATTCACTGGAGAAACAGAGAGTCTGAAAGATCTTGGTGTCGTCATGACACAGACGGCACTGGATGCCTATGCTATGGTCAACGGCTACGGGAAGACCACTGCGGCTATGTCGGAGGCAGAAAAGGTAGCCCTACGGTATTCCTTTGTTCAGAGTAAACTGGCGACGGCATCCGGGGACTTTATGCGGACTTCTGATGGCTGGGCCAATCAGGTCAGAATCCTGAAGCTGCAGACTGAGTCTTTTATGGCGGCAATCGGTCAGGGATTGATCAACGTCTTGACACCGGCAATCAAGGTGATCAATACCCTGATGGGAAAACTGGTACAGCTGGCGAATGTATTTAAAGCATTTACGGATAAATTTGCCGGGAAGAAGGGTAATGATGTAGCCACAGGCATGGCGGCTGCAGAGGTTGCGTCTGCCGGAATCAGTGATAATATTAATGCCGCGGGAAAAGCAGCTAAAAAGTTAGGTGGATTACTTCCAACTGATGAATTGGATTTGCTCTCCCAGAAGACAGATTCCTCTTCGGCATCCGGAGGATCTTCAGGAATAGATATTGCTGGTTTGCAGACTTCCACGCAGGAAGTTGAAGCCAGTGTGGATAAAATTTCGAAAAAACTCTCAGATGCATTCAAGATTCCCGGTGTCAAAAATTTTGCAGATCAGTTCAACAATGGTCTGAAAAAGATTGATTTCGGAAATCTGAAGGATAATTTTTCAAGAATCATGGCTCAGATGGATCCATTGGCCAAAACTACAGTCAGAAACATTGAGACAATCATGGATCCGCTGGGAGGATATCTCGGAAACAGAATCGGGAATAAGATTGCTGTTACAGCCAAGGCGGTAGACCTAGGGCTGGATGGAATTGCAAGCTATCTGGAGCGCAACAGGAAAAAGATAGAATCCTGGAGCAGTGATGTAAGCCAGTCTATTGCGAACGGATTTACAAATCTTACGGATATCAATGAGCAGATATACAATAATCTGCTCGGGGCACTGGATAAAGCAGGACCTGATATTGCAAACGGAATCAATGATATTCTGACTGGATGTACTGGATTTGGAATGTCACTGGGAACAATCTTCGCGGAAGGGTTTGAAATTTCCACAGAACACACATCCCAGTGGATGAAAGACAATCAGGAGCTGATAGAAGGTACACTCACAGATCTGTTTGAATTCGGTGGAGAATGTGCATCACTGGCAGGAAAAATTGTTGAAGAACTTGGTAGCTCTCTTACAGACTGGTGGGAGTCTCAGGGAAGCAGTACCTTTGGAAACATTGTAGATGCCTGGAATGATATCAAGAAGACGGTTTTAGAACTGTGGAATGATATTGCAATGCCGGTACTGAATCATGCAAAGGAAGCGTTACAGGAATTATGGGAAGAAAATCTAAGACCACTATGGGATAACATTATTAATCTGATCAGCTCAGTAGGCGATTTCCTTGCAGCCGCGTGGAGTACCGTAATCAAACCAATTATTGGGTATCTGGCACCGACAATCAAGCAGGTGGCAGACATTGTGATAAACATCATGAGTACCGTATTCGCAACCGTGTCAGACATTATATCTGGAGCCATGAAAATACTGGGAGGACTGTTGGACTTCCTCACCGGAGTGTTTACAGGCAACTGGAAAAAGGCATGGGAAGGCTTACAAAAAATTACGGATGGAATCTGGCAAGCAATTTGGGGATCTATCAAGGGAGTATGTAATCTTATTATTGACGGTGTGAATGCAATGATTTCACTGATATATTCTACACTACGCAATGTGGTAAATGGCATCGGAAGCGTCGCAAAGAAGGCAGGAGATCTGGTTGGAAAAGACTGGGGCTTCGAAATGCCGAGTGATCCACCGCAGATACCTAAATTGTGGAACGGTGGATATGTCAAGGCTAATACGCCACAGCTTGCCATGATCGGTGATAATAGGCATCAGGGAGAAATTGTATCACCGGAAGATAAGTTACAGAAAATGGCACTGAGTGCAGCGCAGGCTGCGGCAGGATCTGGAGGAACCATTTCCGCGGAAAAGCTGGATAAGATCATTACACTTTTGGAGACCATCATCAGAATCATAGCTTCTGGAAATACGATAGAAATAAATGGCGTGAAATTTGCGGAATTATTGAAAAAGGTAAACAGGGAGTATTTTAAGGCAACCGGAAATTACCTGTTGCTGGATGTATAAGGAGGCAACAGAATGGCATTTCAAGGGTGGCTGTTAAAAGTAGGAGATACAGATATTTCGAAATATGTGGATATCGAAAATTATAAGGTAAGCCCAGAACAGAGAGCAGACTTGGATTCTGACAGAAATGGATTGAATAAGTTATACCGTGAGGTCGCAGACCATTATACAACCAAAATAGAGTTCAATACAATTCCTATGGAGTCTGCAGAAATGACAGATTTTCTGCAGGCTTTGGAAACTGCATACATAAATGTGAAGGAAAGGAAAGCATTAGTCACATACTTTGATGTGAACACCGGAGAATATAAGACGGGAGAAATGTATGTGCCGAATTATACAGTAGAAACGAAGTCGTGGAACGGCATGGAGCTTGAGTATAAACCTCTGCGTGTTGCATTCATAGAGTATTAAGGAGGAGACATGGTAGATTACAAATATAAAGATATTTATAATGACACATCTGTTTCCAAAAAAATGCAGATTGAATGTAGTGATGGAAGTGTGCTGAATGAGGAGGACTGGAAAGGTGAAAGCGCAGAACTCACAGAGAGACTATGCTCAGAGAGTGAAATAAGTTTTGGCAGATGTGAGGCGAGTACTTTCAAATTGAGGGTCAGGGAACGGGTAGTACCTCTTGCAGGGAAAAAGATATCAGTATCAGTAACATTGGAAGGAGCCGATGAGGCTCCTTTTATGATGGGAGTTTATAAAGTGGATTCTGATGTACCTACGGCAGATAGAAGATATCGGGATATCGTAGCATACGATGCTATGTACGACATCCTGAATACAGATGTGGCTGCGTGGTATAACAGCCTGACATTTCCGATAACTCTTCGGCAGTTCCGGGATAACTTTTGCACATATGTCGGCGTGGAGCAGGAAGAAATTACGTTGGTTAACGATGATATGGTGGTAGAAAAAACCATAGATCCCGGAGAACTCCCAGGAAAGACGGTTATAGAAGCCATCTGCGAGATCAATGGCTGCTTTGGACACATTACCCGAGCAGGCAAGTTGCGATATGTGGTGCTGGAGCAGATGATAGAGGGGCTGTATCCGGCGGATGATCTGTATCCGTCAGATGACCTTTATCCTGCAGATCCGATGGGAACATCGGAAGTATCCAAGAGCATGTATCTATCCTGTCAGTATGAGGACTTTATCTGTCAGCATATTGATAAGCTGCAGATCCGGCAGGAAGAGAACGACATCGGTGCTATCTCCGGTACCGGTAATAACTGTTACATCATAGAGGATAACTTTTTGGTGTATGGCAAGTCTGCGGCAGAACTGCAGACTATCGCAGACAATGTCCTCAGCGTGATCGGTGTCGTATGGTACCGTCCGGCACAGGTGGAAGCCCGCGGCAATCCCTGCCTGGAGGTGGGGGATGGCATTTTGTTACATACGACCCGTGAAGATGTGTACACTTACATCCTGCAGCGAACCCTGAAAGGCATCCAGGCACTCCGGGACAGTTATACAGCGGAGGGTGAGGAGTACAGGACCGGACAGGTTAATGGACTGCAGAAGCAGATTATCCAGTTAAAGGGAAAAACAAATGTGCTTACCAGGACGGTGGATGAAACTCGTCTGGAAATGAAAGATATCAACCAGAATCTGTCCACGCAGATCAGCATCAATGCACAGCAGATCCTTACCAAGGTATCCAAGGACAATATCGTTTCAGAGATCAATCAGACTGCGGAAAGCATCAAGATCAAGGCAGAACGGATAGACCTGGTCGGTGTGGTAAATGCGGATGAACTGGTCAGCAAATATGCCACCATAGAGACGTTGAATGTGGCAAAACTGGAACTGAACAACCTGATTGCCACCAAGGCAACCATTGACTCTCTGAACGCCGTCAGTGGCCGCGTGGGGAGCCTGGAAGCAGATCATGTGACAGTCTCTGATCTGAATGGTGTAAGCGCCCGTTTGGGAACGGTAGAAGCCAACTATATCAGTGCCGGAACCGTAAAGGCTAATTACATGGAAGTAGCCAACTGGACATCCTCCGGTGTGATTAAAGCGGACAGAATCAGCGCTGCGACTATCGTAAATAAGCTATCAAGCGTTGATCTGGTCAGCGTAAGAGCTATCGGTGTGTCGGGCTATATGAATTATAAAGGTACGGTAGTTGCGTGGAGAACAAAATCCATTAGTGGGACTGTTATTACTTATTTGGGACCGGAGGATTAAGAATGAGCAATTTAGAAATCAGGGAATTTAGTCAGGCAATTACAAACTTTGTGGATAGTTCCGGGTTGCCGGAGGAAGTCAAGCGTATGGCTTTGCAGGATATCCTGATAAAGCAGGAGCGGCGTGCAGAGGAAGAATTATTAATGGAAATTGCGGTCAGAGACGCACTGGAGAAAAAACAGAAAGAAGAGAAAGGGGAAGAGCAGAATGCAGAAAGCGTATGAACCTACCGTTTGGGAAAATAAGCCGTCAATCAACACACCGCTGAATAAGCGTAATCTGGATAAGCTGAGTCAGGGTGTAAGCACCATTGATGACCGTGTGATCACGCATGAACTCACCAAGTTTGACAAGGTCGATGCGCAGTCCTGCATCAATAAGATTGATTATGATGAGACTACTGGTAAGTTTACAATCACGGCGGTCTCCGGCGCACAGCAGGTCATCGATACCATGCTGGAAAAACTGGCGGTCAATTTTGACTATGATCCGGATGCACAGCAGCTGATCATCACGCTGGATGATGGCACGCAGAAGTCCGTGGATCTCTCAGCGCTAATCACACAGTTTGAATTTCTCGATTCGGGCACGATTTACTGGACAGTAGGAGACGATGGCAAGGTAAAGGCAGACATCAAAAATGGCAGTATCACCGCAGATAAGTTGCAACCAAATTATCTGGCGGACATCACTGTGCAAGCCGAGAATGCAAGCGCCTCCGCGACCGCAGCGGCAAAGTCAGCGACGGCGGCAGCAGGATCCGAGACGGCAACAGCAAAGTCCGCGGAATCCGCCAGGGTGTCTGCGGAGCAGGCAGAGATATCCGCCGATAATGCCAGTGCAAGTGCGACGGCGGCAGCAGGATCCGAAACGGCAGCAGCAAAGTCTGCGGAATCTGCGCAGACCACCAGCAAACACGCAGAGGATTTGGTGGAAGATGTTACACAAAAACTGGAGACCGGTCAATTTAACGGTCCTCAAGGCATTCAGGGTCCGAAAGGGGAAAAAGGCGAAAAAGGGGAAAAAGGCGAAAAGGGGGATACAGGAGAAAAGGGAGAGCGCGGAGACAGTGGGGTAACCGTGCCTATAAACGGTTTGTTTACTCTTTCTGGGGATGCGGAGGGGAACCTGTGGGCGTATTACGCGGATGGAGCAGATGCACCACAATTTTCTACGGATGACAATGGAAATATCTATTATATAACACCGGATGCATAGGAGGATGGATTATGGCAAAGGTATTAATTGGTAATTTTAAAGGTCCACAAGGAGGTCAGGGAATTCCCGGACCGCAGGGAGAACAGGGAGATCAGGGAATCCGGGGCTCACGCTGGACAGAAGGTACCGCGATTACCGGGACAAGCACCACACCTACAGTATTTAGCGGCACAGGAATATCGGATGCACTTGCAGAAGATATGTATCTTAACACAGATACCGGAAATGCATATCGTTGCACAACTGGCGGAGTGGCTACGGTAGCAAAGTGGGTATACGCCTGTAATCTTAAAGGCATCAAGGGTGATACAGGAGCTAAGGGAGATCCCGGAACTGCCGGCCCGAAGGGAGAAAAGGGAGATACAGGAGAACAGGGACCTAAAGGAGATACGCCTACTGTGGCTGACAACATGACCGTGGCTTTTACCCAGGCATCCAGCCGTTCTAACATTGCGACCGGAGAAAAACTGTCCGTAATCATGGGTAAGATCAAGAAGTTTTTTGCCGATCTGACAGCCCCGGCATTTGCTCAGATGATCACAACAAAGGAGGATCTGTTGGCTACCAAGGTGACCGGCTACGTGCCGGATGCCAAGGCGGTAGCGGATACATATACTGAGTTAAATGGCAAGTTAATAAAATATAAAATAGATAAAATTTCTGTCAATAAGCCAGATCTTGCTATTGGAACTAATATAATTGATGGTACAACTTTTACTCTTTCAAAAGGTATATATTTTATTACTATTAAAGTACAAGGTATAAGCGCAATAACGAGAAACGATCAAAGAATAGAATTTTGGGTTGGCAATACAAAAAGGCGTTCAATATCACAAGCATCATTACCACATAACACTCCATATCCAGTAGTTGCATTCGGATCTTTTATGAATGTTGTTGATGAGGATACAGTCAATGTTTATTCATATGTTGACACCACAACATTGTCGCTATTTTCCGTTGACATGGAAATTATTAAATTATTAGGATAAAGAGAATAGTAAAATAGTATTGAACGATATATAACCAACTGGTTTTCTAATCCAAATTTTTTATATACGTACATCTAACTTGTACTTGTCCTTTTTGGAAAATACTTCCTCTAGGAAATAGAAGCTTCAAAGTTTTTGCGAAATCATCATAAGATACGTTTAATATTTCTCCACCAATACTAGTCCAAAATAATATTTGAGCAGATAGTACAACGATTGACCCGTCATCAATAT